CTTAGTTGCAATCCTTAACTTTTCCCGAGCGCTACGGACAAGCCCGGCAATGCCTTTGCTGTCAACGCCGCGCGAATAAAATTCGTTGTTATTGAGGTAATCAAGCGCGGCTTCGAGTAAATCGTGGATTCCCATTTTAGGAGATTGTTTGTTTTCGAGCTCTTTTACTTTTGCTTTTAGTTCTGCAACTTCTGCTTCAAGTTGTGCTTTTGTTTTTGCCATTGAGTTCACCTTTTACAGTTTTGCGATTGCTTTTTTTATTAGAGTTTTTACCCTTCTTTCTTTTACAGCGTCGCTCGAGGGAACGGCCGCGAAAGCATAGGCTAAGAGCTCGGCGCAATCTCCAGTAATATCAGTGCCGGCGAATTCGGATTTTTCGGCGCTTTCAAGCTCTGAAATTCTTTTTTTCAGCCCCGAAATTACTTCGTCTTTTTCTTTGTGGGTCAGGCTTGCCATTTTCTGTTTTTTCCTTGTCTTTGTTTTCGTTTACAAAAATGATTTTCTTTTCGCGGTCGCTTAAAGTCTGCATTGCTTATACTCGTTCATAATTGCCTGGGCGTGGTGAGGAACGACGCTTATAACGTCCTCAATTCCTGGCTGGCGTATTTCAAACCAATGCGTAACCATCATTTTCAGGGCTGTTTTTACGTCCTCGGGGACGTCGTTGTCAGTAGCCCCGAGACCCGCCGTATAGTTAATATTGAAAGAGCCCAAATCTTTATCGCCAGAAGGCCACTCAAGCGATCGGATGATGCCATTTTCGTTGTCTACAACGTAGTCAGCAGAAGCAAGCGCATCTTCTGTTGCGTCTGAATTAAGCCCCCAAATCTTTTCAACTGACGCAATAGGCGAATATCTTAGCCAACAATCCACTGGGTATCGCCATCCAGTTCCGCCTAAACAATCGCCGGGGGAATAGTCGAGTTGAGCCACAACGTCAGTATGTAAAGGAAAAACGCCTGTATAGTTGATCCAATACCTGATTGCCGACTGAATTAGCACGCCAATTAAAGAAGCGTCTGCAGCATCAATTGTAGCGTCTGCTGTTTCGTCAACGATGGTAAATTCTCGCACATCTGCAACACTGATAAGCGTTGAGTAGTCTGCAGGCGTTACGGTGTAACGGAATGTTTGAGGCTCAATTCTGTACATGATTAAAAAATTGCCCCGAAGTCTCTACTATTACCCGGCGCGGCGCGCTGGCCTTCGAGACATTCAGGGCTTTAAGTGTTTACAGAGCTTCGCGGTTCTTGTATCCCTTAGTTGCCAGAAGGCAAACAGGAATGCTCACAGTACCAGTAACGTCAGCGCGAATCTGGGCGTAACGTTTCGGGCCAAGGTATCCGCATTTGTAACTTTGTTCGTCATCTGTTGCGCCGTCAATGGTTGCAACAATACCAGAAGCGTCAGGAGTCAGACCAAGAACATAATCAGCGTTTGTGACTGCTGCGTAAGTGCTGTCGTCGTCGGAGTCTTCGAGGATGATGTCGAGTTTGTCGGTTGCGCCAAGCGTGGCTCCGTCTGCGCCGATAATAGCCTCAAAGTTAACGCCTTCGCAGTCGTTAAGCTCAACGCCGTTTGCAGGCGTAAGGTCAGCAGAAACAACTTGAGGTAACGCGAGAATTTCGGTTTCTAGCTTGTGATAAAGGTCTCTCATTTTTTGGTATCCTTTTTGTTTTGTTTTGAAATTCTGTTAAAACCCTGCGCCCCCATTTAATTAAGGGCGCAGGTAGAAGGGAAGAATTAGGTAGCGAGCTTCTGAATCTTGATAGCTTCAAAATTCGCAACATCACCGCCGGTGCGTTTGCCGAAGCGGAAGCGTACAACAGGGTAGGCCGTGTACGGATCACGCATCAGGCTGAGACCCTGGCGGTCAACAACCGTATAACCACGCTGGAAGTTACCGAAAGCAAGACTCAGGGAGTCAGCGGCAGCGGCGGGCATTGAAGGGGCCATGTGGATAGGATACCCCAAGAGCGTAAACTGAACGCCTTCGCGCCAATTCGGAACCAGGTAGTAACGATCTTCAGCATCTTTCAGGGTAAACAGGTTGGTAAAGATGGTCTCGCGGCGTGCGTAGAACCGGGCGTTACCGTGGTATGCTTCCTTAACAGAACCAACCAACTGCAACAGTCCATCAGTAGTAAATGCGCCAGAAGAGCCGGAATCAACCTGTTCAATCTGACCGTAGCTTGTGCCAGCCGGATAGGTCAAGATACCGCGCATTTCGTTGACGTTACGAGCAGTACCAGTTACTGTGCCATCGTCGCGACCGAGGAAAAATTCAGTGTCTTCTCGGAGGTTGAAGTCTTCAGAAGCTTCCATCTGAACCCAACTAAACAGGTTAAAACCTGCATCATCAAGTAGCTGCTGGGTGATCTCAACACTGGCACGCATGAAGTTCGCGAAAATCTTTTGCTTGTCCAGCGTCGGATTACCTGTGTCTTCGTTGGTTGCGCGTTCTGTTTCGCCGTCGCGAGTCGCACCTACCCCGCCCTTGCGGTTGACAAGACGCTCGATATGGTCGGAGTTGGTCAGGCTGATAACTTGGGCGTTTTGACGGAAGACGGAAAACTCTTCGACATACTCGTCAATCATAGCTTCGAGCTGAGGCCGCACCGTGTACCCAGCTTGAGTGTCGTCGCCGACGCTGAGGTCTTTGCTTTCATGGATCAGGTCTGGGCCGATACATTTGGAAATGTCAACGCTTGCGCCCGGGGTCTCCAGGTGCGTCTTCATCCACTCGCGAACCTTGCTTGCTTCTTTGTGAGCGATAGCCTTTTTGGTCTCGGCCATGTTCTCAAACTTTTTACGGTTCAAAGCGGCGTTAAGCTTCTTCTGCTTTTCCTCAAGGTCGGCATATTTGGCGTTAATGTCGTCGGTTGCCTTTTTCAGCATGTCCTGGACTTCGCCAGTTTTTTCGTCGACGGTCTTTTTCAACTTTTCGTCAAACTCACCGCGCCCCTGCTCAAAGGTTTTCGCGAGGGTTTCAACGCTTTTTTTGACTTCTTCCAGTACTGGATTACTCATGTTTTTTTACCTCATTTGTTAGGTTGTTGATCAACTGAGAGAGTTGTTTTAGTTCAGATTCGCTCGGGTCGTCTTTGCTTTTGTCTGACTCGTGCTTGCTGTCTTTTGTTTCGATTAAACCTTTTTCCTCCAGGACGTCGAGAACCGCCTTTTTAATTTCCTGAAGTTGGCGGCTTTTCATTGCCGTAATGGTTGCTTTATGGTTCATTGGAAAATTTGTGAAACTATATTCGTACATCTTAACGGCCTTTAATGTACGCACGCCCGTTTCCTCGTCGTAGTCGCGTTTCTTGACTGCATATCCAATGCTTAGTCCGATTGTTTTTCCAAGCTCAAGGGCTTGCTTTGAGAGGTGATAAACGATTTTTCCAGCTTCAATGTTTGTGTTAATCTGACCTTTTATTTTAAGTCCGTAATTGTCCTCTGTGGCTGATACATTATACCCTGCCGTCTCAGTCATGTAGGCCATATGGTCTAGAAGGATCGGCCAATTCACGCCGTCCTGCATTGTCTCTGCAAACGCACCTTTAACAATTACATCATTGCCTAAGTCCACGTTATCAAAGGCCGCCGCGTATCCCTCAAAGGTCACATATCCTTTATCGTCAGGCTTAGAAACAGCCTTAAAATCAAAAGGAAGAACCAACGTTTTTTTTTCTTTGTTCATAAATGTGCGCCTTTTTTGCTATTATATGTACATTTTATGCATATGTCAAGAAATTAATTAATATTTGCGTCTAATCCTCGATTATAGGCCGACGGGCAACCCCGCAGCGACAATTTGCAACCACTACATTTTGTGCTATGATATATCCACTAACAGTATGGAGATCATAAACATGACCGCAAAACGATCGGACATTGATACTGTCAATGTTATCAAGCTCTATGAGGCTGGAACATCTGAGAACGCTATTAGCAAAATTTTTAGGTGTGATAGATGTGTAATATCTAGAATTCTTCGCGAAAACGGAATTAAGCGACGTAGCCAATCCGAAGCGGAAAAAGAGAAATGGAAGAGAATTAAAAAGAGAGGTAGCGGAGCTATTAAAAGGCAGGTTGAAAAGGCCAACGCGGCCAGAAAGGGCTCCAAAGCCTCTAATCAAGAGCTCGTCAGGAAGGCTATTGCAAAGCAACATACCCTGCAAGTTATCGGAAACTTTGAGCGCGAGCTCTCTAATTTTCTTAATAATATCGGGGTCAATAACGTCATGCAGAAGGCCATCTTCAAGTATAACCTCGATATCGCCATTGAAAAACATCTCGTCGCCGTTGAAATCCACACGTATACCCCTTGGCGACCGAGAGCTGAACAAATCAGAGAGAGAACTAAATATCTCTCCGATCGTGGGTGGTTTACGTTGTTCATCGTAACGAATGGGCCCAACGCTAACATTAGCTACAGGCTTTTGGCACAAAAGATTGTGGAATTTTGTAAGTTCACGAGCTCTAACAAATCCGTCTGTGGTAAGTACGCCGTGATTAGGGCTGATGGTGAGAACTCTACCAGCAAGCGTCTTAATTTCGAAGACATCCCCAGAATATGGGATTTTTGAAGCATTCAACACGTCGGCAGAATTTATTTCTGTTTCTGGAACAAAGCAGTTTATAATCTGCTCAGCGCTCCCGGATGGATCGCCTGGGTACATTAGAGACTCACCGCCGACGTTAAAAGGTTGCTCGTTGAATACCATATTTGCCCTGCTGTCGCGGTCTGCTTCGTCATGATCAGGGCGCGTTCTCTCGTCATCAGCAGCGACCCAATACTTGCGAAATCTTAAACCTGTCGCCTCGCTGGCTGCTTGTTGTCCAAATTGCGCGGCGTTGTGTGTTTCTGTTCTCGCTATTGTTGCCGCCCTATTTGCAGATGCCGCTCCGCCTGCTCTGACAATAATTGTGCGAGCCATACCTTCCGGCCCCAAATTTCTGTCGACTGCATGAGCAATTGCGCCCTTAATTATTCTGCGGGTTGTCTCTGTCACTTGCTGTACTTTTTTTGCTGCATTGCTGTTAATGTAACGCACAAGCAATCCCTCAAATATTCCGGACTGGTCTTTTGTTTGAATTATTTTATGCGACTTGTTGAGTCCGTCAAAAAAATCTTTTCCAAATGTTTCAATGGTGCGCCTGTATTGCCTTTCAAACTCTTTTAGTAGATCGCCCTGTATTCCGCTTATTGCAGTTTCAAGGCTGAAGTTCTGCCCGAAGTTTTCGGCAGCATCGGCAGCGGCCCTTGCGTATTTGTTGAGAATAGACTGGACTCGACCACGGAATTGAAATTCCAGCCTGGTTGTTAAAAAATCCTGTGTGCGCCAAACAGACCTAAGCTCATCCGCTGTCGGTTCTGCTTTTGCTGTCCATATCCCTACTGGGTGTTTAAAAATCACTCGTTATTATTCCTGTGGGATTGTTATGGATGCCATGTCGATAGGGATTTTATTTGAGTCTACTAAAAGAGTCTGACCGGCGCCGCTCGGCAAAGGCGGATAACCTTTGAGTGCGCGGCGCTCGTCGATTGTTAGGTCTGTCGATTTGTCGGCACGTTCCCACATCTCCTTGCGACGTTCTTCTAGAGCCGGAATTTCTGAGTAATCCGGGGCTAAATAAAGATTTTTGTCGCGGAAGCGGGGCACAATATTTTCGTTGAGCTCCTGGCAAAGGTCGTTTGTCAACGGCACAATTACATCATCCCACAGGGCAAGGCGCGCCTCTTTTTGGTTGCTGTAGGTGGTGTCTCCTCCGATGTTTAGAAGAATAGGCGGTATGCGAAAGGCTCTGGCAATATCCTTTTGCATTTGGTCATGAGAGTTGGAGAAATCAGCGTCTTTTGGATTCTTAGAAAGCTCCTGAGGGGTTACGCCGTTGTCGAGGATAATCGGGCGCCCGTTGCCATTTTCGATCCCTGAATAAACCTCGTTGAGCTCTTTTTTCATTCGTTGATAACTCTTGTCTGGTATTCCTTCTTTGCTTACGAGGGCCGTTGAAGGTCGACAACCTTGTCGAAAGTAGGCGCGGTTCCAAAAGTTACCATACCGATAAATGTCGAGATTTGCGTCGGCTGGTTGTAGCGGAGAAACGCCGTCGCAAAGATTCTTCGGATTGAACGTTGACCAGTCAATAAGGTTCGACCTGCCGCTGACTGCGTCAATGGGAATATTTGACATAGGTATTACAGGCCCCGCGCAATTTCCGGAACTGTGCTTGTTTACTTGATACCACATCGAGCCGCCTTCCATCCGTAAGCTTGCGCTTACAGGCGAGAGCGCCCAAAGTTCCAGCGGTTCAGCGTCCGGATTTGTCGTATCGGTTATGCCGGTATTTACCCATGCATAAGCCTTGCCTCCCAGAAGACGAAACGCGACAAGGCCGTATTTAAAAAGGTTTCCGCGCTGGAGTGGATTAGGGTTGCGAAGGATTTTATTTAACGGGTGATCCTCTGGAGCTTCTTCGTCGCCGTCAGCTCCGGAAGTTTTAAGCATAGCCTTTATAGGTACGCTGGAAACGTTGGAAGCGATAAGGTCGACGGCCGAATAAACAACGTCGGTGCCTAAGTATCCCTCGTTTACGGCTTTATTGTAGCTGTACCCAGTCCCTCGGTCGTTGCTTGTTTCTATGATGTCATAAACGCTTAATCCCCATTTGCTTTTTAGCGCCCACTCCGCCGCCTTTCGCTGTAAAAATTCTTTGATCATTGGCTAAAAAACCTCGCTTGTAGTTTGCAATAATATTAAGCAAGTATACAAGAAATGTCAAGCCATGAGAATTTAATGCACAAAAAAAGGCCGCCAGAAGGCGACCGGAGTGAAGTGGGAAAGAGCGCCACCCTTAATGCCATTGGGTGACGCATTTGCCTCTTTCAGAAACCAATCAACCTCATAACCATATCACGAGTCATCCAAAATCCACGCTCTACCGTCGTACTCGACTACGGCAGATAGGATTGCTCCACAGCTATCAACGCAACGTACTGTGTCACCATCATAGACAAGTTGGTGATTGTCAACTGTTTCCGCCGATGTCAACACTTCCAGTGAATTGCCACAGTTTGGGCATTGTTCTCAATCTAAATGTTTCCATTGTTTATCCATCTCTCACTCTACTTTGGCTTTGGCCCTATCTATGAAGTGCTTTTTAGTGTAACACGTCTGATAGTTGCACATTGCACAACGTCTAGTACTGAGTTCCTCCGCCAGCACCTCAATAATTTTATCCTTATGCGCCAGTTGCGCCTCAATGTCGGCCATCTTAGCGTTCACCTCGTTAGCTTTATACATTAATGGTTGGTGCTTGATGCCGTAATCTAACGGGCTCCATATTTCTAATCCGTGTGCCATTTTACTCGATCTCCTTTGCTTTTTGTCCTATTGATACCGTTGTGGCAATCGTTTGAATATAGGCAGATTTTTGACACATACGGCAAGGTTTAGCGGTATAGTTAATGGACTCAAGGTCTCCGACGTTATTTGTTTTTGGGACAACGCTGGTAACCTCAAGGCATTCGCCGCACTCCTGGCATTTGATGGTAATGTTCATTTTTCTTTATCCTTGTCCTGATTTGAAGCTGTAATGTATGCCCAAACCATGACAGCTGGAATGGCTGCCAGGCATACCGTAAAAAAAAGAGATCCTGCTATTATCATTTCGTCACCCTCCGTTTGAGTCCGCGAATTTCCGGCCATGGACTTTTTCTTGTTTTAAGGCGCTCGAGTTGCGCCCTTGTCATGATTATTGTTGACTGAGGCTTCATTTTGTTGTCTCCTGATTGGTTAAAAGAGGCCGCCCCGGAAGGCGACCGGAGTCAAGGCGGCTTAGTTATACCATTCCCAGAATGGCTTGATACAATCCATCGCGCATTCGTCCTCGTCGCTCGTCGACCAACTAAGGACATGAAGGCTGGTCGAGAATTCAACATCGCGCCCCCATTTTGACTGAGTCTCAGCAATATATTCCAAGTAATTGTCAAACTGTTCTTCGACGATTGCCTCGTCTTCATCGCTTAACGGACCGTCAAGGATTGCCTCTTTTATGGTCTCTGTGTAGATGGTGACCGTGGGGGTTTCGGTGGTTTCGTTTGTCTGTGTCATGGTCTTGACTCCTTTTGACTGGGCTTGCTTTTCGCTTCCCTTTAACTATACCATACGTTGTTTTCTGAAAACATCAAGCGGTTTTTAATCTTTTTTTCAGAAAATATCTATTTTTATCCCTGCCGTATCTTAGGTAGCATGCGCTCTGACAAGTAAGATATTGCCCAAACCAGCGCATCAAGCCTGCCTGGGGATAGTTCGCCAGCCCCGGTGTAGCTCTGCATTTCGCTCTCAAGTTTTCCTAGTCCGTTTAGGTGGCCAACTTTTCCGCGCTTATAGAGAGTCGCTATCGGGTCAGCTCGTAATAGTTTGCCCTTTGTTGCCCGCACTTTTTGGATTGGCACAGCGTCTTTGTCTATGTAATCGCTAAAACGCTGGTCGTCTGCGGCGCTCCTGAGATTCATTTCGATGAGGTCGCCGCCCTGGTTAACCTCAGCTACGATAAAGTCTGCGTCATCGTCAACAAAAGCGCGCAAAGCCCTGTATCCCCACTGATCGGGCGACAGTATGCCGCTTACGTCATCCATAACCAAATATTCCCCCTGCCACGTTTTGCCGACAACAATTATTCCGGCTTCGTCCTGCTCGTCTGTTTCCGCGCTTGCCACTGACGGGTCGACGCCAACAACGACAAGCTCTATATCGTCCTGATTAATTTCCTTACCCTTATCCTTCGCGGCCTGGATCATTTCAGCCGACCATAGGGCGCCCTCGAGCTCGTGTAACCAATGCCCGCGAAAAAGGTGTAGATATTTTTTATAGTCCGTTCTTTTCATTTCGGCGGCCTCAAGAAGAAAGTCTGCATCAAGGTTGGCTACGTTCTCCAAGTAGGTTGTGTGGATATAGCAAACGTTCCCTATTACTCCGCTGAACTCCTGTTGAACGTCTGAGCCGTCTGGCATTTTTCCCTTAAAGAATTTTTGCCAAACAAAGTGAGAGATATGGCTCGGGTTCATCGAGATAATAACCCGATTCTTGAGCCCCTTTTGTCGTATTGAAAGGTTTATTTTGTTAAAGTCCTCTTCAGACTTCATCTCTTCAGCCTCGTCTACAATCCACAGGGAAAGGCCTGGAATGGATTTTAATTTGGCCGTCTGATTTCCGGCGCTGGTCTGAAGTCCCCTAAACAAGATCCGGCTTCCGTCCACGTGGTTGAGGTTGTTTTTTGCCGAGGTATATTCCCCATCGTACCCCATTCGCTCAATCATTCCCCGGTATTCGGGTATTACTGATTGGTCAGCCCCGACCATAGTTTGGCGGGTGTATAAGGCGACGTGTTTGTTTTGTTGCTGGAATTCGTAGTTGAGCCAGTTGGCAACAATAAAACTTTTTCCAGAGCCGCGCCCCCCGGTTATGACAAAAAAGCGAACGTCGTTGTTTAGCCAAAGCGGCGCATATTTTTTGTTTAACTTGAACTCGGCGCAAGGTTCGTTTGTCGGGGCGTTCATTTAGTCCCCTTTTGGTTCAAATAGCCTTGCTTTTTTTCCGCATTTCCCAAAAATTCCGCGCGCCTTTCTTATAGGTTGTTCAACAAGTCTAGTTCCCCTTAAGGCGGTAAACTCTTTTATCTTTACTGCTCCGCAACAATTAAAATAATCTTTATGCTTGCAGTCTATACAGGCTTTATATTTTTTCATTTTTCTTCCTTCCCCTGAGACTCTTAAACATTGAGCAATGTACAAACTTTGAACTGGTAACGTTCATTCGGCGCTCGGTGCAAATCATTTTGAGCCTACGCCCATCGTTGCGAGATCCGCGCGAAGGCTTAACCTTGTGCGCTTCCATGTGGCGGCACTTTAGGCAGGCGGAGACGGGGGCGTCTGATTTCGATTTGTTATTCGGCATTTTATTTTCTTTCCTTGTCGTCAATATCTGCGAAGTAAAAAGGGTTTTTAGCAAATACGGCAATCGGCGGCGGCGGGTGCGAGACAGTATTTACATAAACGACGCCCGTTTTTTTTATTTGCTCAATTTCCTCGTCGGTAAATTTCCATTTTGAAATTACACCACCTTCCCACAAGTAGCAAGGGAGCGAGCCGCATTCATCCTCGCTCATTGCTTCTGGTTTTTTAAACTCGAAATTTTGTTCTTTAAATTTAATTGGTTCTGCCATTTTCTTTTCTTTCCTGTTCTTGTCGTTGCTTTATGTAGTCTTCGAGATTGTCCTCAGTTACGCCATCGCTCGTGTCTTCAAAGTTAAGAACAGGCGGCCCTTTACGGTTAAT